AGTCAAAATGATTCTAAAGCAATGATGGCTTTGGTTGATTTATACAATAGCCCAAGACAAATGGGAACTATACTAAAGAAATTTTTTACGGCTGAAGAGCCACAAATGTCACAAGTAGAACAAGTGTTGGCAGGACAAGGTACTGCAGCGCCACAAGGTCCACCTCCGTCACCACAAGATGTAATGTCTTTGTTAGGGGGTGGATAGTGGACTTTGATAATGTAAATGCAGAATTTCATAATATAGTTACATCAGAAGACTGGGAATTAAATAAACTAGATGTAGCAGAATTATATTTAAATGATAACTTGGAAGATAATTCAAGAGATAATTCATGGGAAACTATGGACGGTCTTACAATTATGTTTGTTCCAGGATATGGTAGATTACAAATGATTTGGATACAAGAGGAAGAGAATGACTAGAGGTCAAAAAAAAGGTGCATTTGGAATAGATGCACAAAGAGGTGAAGGTTCAGCAGAAAGAGAACGTATGCTTAGAAGTGTACCTGTTGAAGAAACACCACCTGTACCTACAACACCTGCTGTTGTTGAACCAACAATATCAAGGGCAAATAATAATGTTGCAAACGTATTTAGAACTACAGATAAACCAGGTATACAAGCTGTAGATGAATTGCCACAAATAGAGGGATTTCAAGTATACGGAGGACAAAATATAGATGTAGCTTCTCAAGCTGCTGCCGCAATAAATGAAATACTTGGAGGTAGTGAAGAAGCATCAGCCATGATTAGTTTTGATATCTAATGGCAATATATGGATATCAACCACCTGACCTAGAGTTAGCAGCTATAGATGAACATAGAAAGCGTGAAAATCAATATAACGCAGTAAAACAAACTTTAGAATCAAAACCTGAAATAGGTATAAACCTTGAACATATTGTAAATAAATACGGAAACATTCTTGGTAGAGATATTATGGTTGGTTCTGCTTTGCTTGGTTTTACAGAAGATTCACCAGAGATAGCTGCTCTAGTAAAAAGACAAATTGAAATAGAACAAGAAAATTCTCGAAAAGGTTTTGAAAAAGTAAAAGCTATGGGTAGAGGTATTGTTAGAAATACTTTTGTTGGTTTAGATTCTTTTGCAGAATCATTTATAAAAAGACCATATCAAGCTGCTGCAAGAGCAGCAATAGATAGAGGTAAATCTCCACAACTAGCAAATCTTATGTGGTTTTCTAATTTTATATCAGCAGGTAATGGAGAACATGTTTTAGGATTTCTTACAGGAGATAGTGAATTTGCTGACGCATATAAAGACGCTAGAAAAGATTTAGGTGATGTAGTTGCTGTACGTGCAATAAAAGAACTTGCAAAAGGAAACAAGATAAATCTTGGTGAAGGATACTTTGGTAATTCTACACTTGCTAGAGATACAGAAATATTTAAAGAGATACAAGCTACTATCAAAGACCCATCACAACTTGCAGCTATAGAACAAGTCATACAACAACAATTAGGTGTACCTATTACAGAACTTGAAAGAGATGCAGTAGAAGCTAATACATATAGAGGACAAGTTATATCACCAGGAAGAATTATGGCTATGAACTTTGTAGAGCCTGGCACAGAAAGATACAGAACTGTATCAGGTTTGATTGATGGAATAATTACATTAGGTCTTGACCCTGCAAACTTGGTTGGTGGTCAATTTGTAAAAGCAGGTAAGTATGGAAAAATGTTTATATCTGGTGAAAAAATGACTGGATTTAGTGCAGCTAAATCACAAGGTCAAAATATATTTCAAGGTGTAAACGTACAGGGAAAAAGAGGAACATATTTCAGGTATGTTGATGTTGGAGATAATGTTTTATCAAAAGCTAAATATACAGAAGATGAACTTAGATTGCTTGCTAAGGAAGGTGGAAATACAAGTTATAAATATGCTAGAGATGCTAAAGGTAAAATAATAAATAAACAACTTAGAAAAGATGGTTCTAAGGCTAGACAAAAAGAACCTATAGTAAGTAAAGCTATTGTAGGTATTAACAAAGGTGAAAAAGGTACAGATATACTTGTTGATTCTGTTGCTTTACAAAAAACACTTTTACCTGTTGGACCTGATGAAAAAATTAGAGTATTTGGTAAACAGGGTATAGATTTAGATTATGGAGATTTTGATGATTTTGATGATTATCTTGATTTTATGGTTGACCATGCACTTGTTGAACAACAAGCATTTGCAGGAGAATCAGTAAAGTTATTAAATGAAACAGCAGAAAAAGTTGCTAAAGCTAAAAAAGCAGGACCTTCTGCTAGAGAAGATTTTCTAAAACTTGAAATACAACTTGAACAAGAGATATCTTCATATGTAAAAGGACTACGTGCAGGAAGGGTTAGAGAAGTTGAACAAATAAAAAATGCATCTGGTCTCACTAAAGTATTAAAACCATCATTAAATAAAACAAGATTTGAAGGGTGGCATGCTACAACAGGTAGAAAAATATATCAATTCATGTATGACCAAATACAAAATGGTGCATTTGAGTATGAAGATATTATGAAACTACTACCAGATGTTGCACCACATACTAAAAGAAGTATATTGTCTGCAGATTCTGCAGATGCCATAGGTGATATAATTGCAAATGAAGTGAGGGCAGGAACAATTACAAAGCGTCTTGACCCTTACTCATTTACATTTAGAGGTGGTGTATCACGTAGAGTAGGTCGTGCAGTTGGAAGAAACAATAAAATACTTGATGATGGAGGAAAGATTGATTTTTCTGATATGGGAGATTTTCTAGGTGTAGGAGCTGTAGTACAGAGAAGAGCTAGAGATAGTAAGATGTACAGATTGTTTCAGTCTATTGCACCTTCTTACATTACTGCACATTCTAGGTCAAAAGGTTTTAGAGAACTTGAACAGTTAATTACAAGATTACCGTTTACAACTGCACAAAAAACAAGGTTGTTTGATGACCTTGCAACAACAAGTCAAAAACTTGATGACTTTGCTTTATCTAACAATCGTGTATCAAAACTAAGACTTACAGAAGAATTTTATAATTTGTTATTAGGTTCTGACCCAAGTGCAACTGGTGGTCTTTTAGGAGAGGTATCAAAACTTCTTACAGCAAAAGGTTTCCCAAGACAGTTTGCAGGTGGCACATTAGATTTTATAGCAGAGGTAAAAGCATCAAGGGCATACTGGGTATCTCTTGTAGGAGATGAAGTTGTTGATATAGGTTTTACAGGTTCCAAAGCAAAACCTGCAGGACAATATGTAAAAGATAGTGCAAAAGCAAAACTTGAAATGCAAGAGTTAGAAGGACTTGTAGATTCAGGTAATGCAAAAAAGATAAGAGAATTTATAGAACAAACTTATGATGGAGATTTAAAATATGCACAACCAACAGCACATCTTATGTCTGAAATGCTTACAGGGAATATACCACTTCCTGATATGAATGAAGTATTTAGGATACTTGGAACTTTTAGAAACACATTATACAGCATGACAGGTTTGAATAAACTTGGTCCAAAAAGAATTGACTTACCACAACTATTAGCACTTGATGGAAGAGTTGATGATATAACAGATTTAGCAAAAACAAATAGAGAATATGCAGAGTTTATAGCCAAATGGAAGAGAGATGATGGTGTTAAAGCATTAACAGATGAATATAAAAGAATAACTGGACAGACTTATAAACCAATTCCTAAAGGAGAAGTATTAGATATATTTAATGATTTAGATACTGCTGATTTTGTTCAAGAAGCATTTGGTGCAGGTAACATTGCAGCCAACGCTGTTACACAAAACTTAGCAAAAATATTTTACAAGTATGATAAAGATGCAGGTAGATTAACAAACTCTGTTTTAATAAGACTAGCAAACAACGCAATATCAGGTGTATGGAAACCATTTCAACTTTTAAGATTTGCATGGACTGTAAGAGTTATATCTGAAGAACAGTTACGTATGTGGGCAGCAGACTTAACACAGATATATACACACCCTATATCACATATCGCATATGCTTTTAATAGAAAAGCTGCAACAGATGTTTTAGGTAACTCTTTCAAAGAATCACTTTTATTTAAACAAGCTATGTCAAGAGGTTCAGATGGATTGATGATAAAAAGTGCTGATAGTATGGATAGATATTTTGACACTATAGAAAAATCAAAAGCAATAGCTTCTGGTGGAAAAGTAAGACTTGATTATGCAAAAGGTTGGGCTACAGAATATACATTACTAGCAGATGATGATTTGGTAGTAGAGGTTGCCAAAATACTTAGAGGAACCTCTGATTTTAAAAGTATAGATAACTTCGCAGCGCATCTTGTAAGAAAAGATTTACCTGAAGATAGACTTGCATTAGCTTGGCAAAACTGGGCAGATGAAGCAGACGGTGTAACAAGAAACGCAAGAAAAACTATGGTGTCTGATAAAGATAGAACATTAGAATATCTTGAATCTTTGCACGCTAGAATAGTTGACAAACTTGGCGGAGATTTTAAAAAATATGTATTAGACCCAACTACAGGAAAGAAAATAGAAATACCTAAAAATGTAGTTTTTGAAAATGTAAAAGATGCAAATGATTTACCATTGCGCATGTATTATGAAATAACAGAACATGGTAAATATCATGATAATTTATTAAATGGTCTTGCAGATAAAAAAGCATCTTTCTTAAGACAAAGAAGAGGAAAAGAAATAGCTGATGATGTTGATTTAGGAAAAGCAGCAGAAATATTTGATGAGATTGCTATTGGTAATAACGCTAGCTCTAAAGAGTTCACAGAGCTTGTAAATCAATTTTCTAAAATTGTTGAGGACGGACCTCAAGTAGCAAAAGTATCAAGAGCATTAACAAGAAAGCCAGGTGTTGGTGAATCTTACAATAAAACTGTAGCAGCATGGTTTGATTTACTTATGTCAAGCCCTACAAACTTTTTATCAAGGTCTCCTGCTTTCAAACAATTTTATTATAGAAGAGTAGCTGAATCAGCATATACATTAAATGCTAGAGCTTTAGAAGAAGTTATAGCTAATGCTAAAAAAGCTAATGCTGATAAAAAGATTATTGCTCAGCTAGAAAATACAATACCTACACAAGGTGGTGTATCGAACTTAAATGATTTTGATGATATTGCAAAAGCTGTTGCACTACAAGATGTACAGGAATTATTGTATGATTTAAATAGAAGGTCACAGTTTTCACAAGCAACCAGTTTGATATTTCCATTCGCAGAAGTACATAAAGAAATAGCAGGTACATGGACTAGGTTACTTACAGAAAATCCTACAAAACTAAGAAAGTTACAGCTCACAGTTGATTCATTAAGTAAAGAAGACCCAAATAATGAAGGTGATGCTTTTATTTATACAGACCCATTGACAGGAGAAGAAGTATTTACAATACCTATTGTTGATAAAGTTTTAAATAATTATTTTCAAAAAGGACAGTTTTTTGGTGGAGAAGATATAACAGATGATAGTACAAGAATGAGAACTGTAGGTTTCTTGTCATCTGCCAACATAGTTGCAGGTGGTATTATTCCAGGTGTAGGTCCTGTAATACAAATAGGTGCGCAATATTTATTACCTAGTATGAAAGAAAATTCTGCTATATACAAAACAATATTTCCATATGGTGTACCAGAAACTGCATCAAGTTATCTTATACCATCATGGATTAGAAAGTTTGTAGGTTTGTCAAGTAAAGCGCCAGAATCATGGCAAAGATTATTGGGCAATACACAAAAAGATTTAATGCGTGCAAAACTTGTAGCAGGTCATATCAGCCTACAAGGAGAAGAAGCATTACAACAAGCACTTCAAGAAACTAAAAGACAAGCATTTGTGTTGTCATTTATTAGAGGTGGTGTACAGGGAACATTCCTTACAGGTGGTAGCTTTAGGTGGGAAAAAGAAGTTATGCCAGGTGGAGAACTTTATATGGACCCAGAAGAACTTGTTAAATCTGGATTAGACCCTGATGGTAGATACTTTGCATTTAATGTTTGGTCAACTGTTTACTATACATTGCTTAGAGAAAACCAAGGTGATTCTTTGAAAGCAACAGAAGAATTTACAAAATTGTTTGGCTATGACCCGACTGCTTTACTTATATCAAAATCAAAAGAAGTAAGACGTACACCTTATACAGAACCAGGTTTAGCAAACGCAAATGAAGAATTATTTCAAGCACACCCAGATGTTGGATATTACTTTTTTCCTGATAGTCCACTTGATGAATTTAGTTATACAGCTTGGATACAGTCTTTTAAGAAAGATGCTTTAGGTGAAGGTATTGCAAGATATGACCTTACTCTAAACGAATGGGCAGCATTATACAATATGGCTGCAGGTAGATTAGCTATGGAGAAAAGAAGAAGAGATTTATCTACACCAGGTTCTGTAGATTATGTACCAAATATAAAAGTAAGAAATGAAATGTTGTTTAGGTACAATGAAGTTCTTAGAGATTTTTTTCCAGGATATGATATACAACCAAGAACTCCAGGTCCTACTGATTTGGATAATCAAATAAGACAACTACGTACAGCTATGTTAAGAGATGATGTTAAAGATACTGATACAGCAAAAGGATTAAAAATATATTTTGAAAGTTATGATAATTACATATCTGTTCTACAAAGATATGCAGGTAAGTTGCAAGTTAGTCCAAAAAGACTATCTGCCTACTATGCACGTGAACAATTAAGAAACCATGCAGAAGAGATATATACATTGTATCCTGAGTTTTATTACGTTTGGAATGATATACTAAGTAAACAGCTTGAAGAAAGTTTAGTTAAACTACTAGAAGAAGGCGCAGGATTATGAGCGAAGAAAATGCAGTAGCTAAGTTTGCAAAATATTTAAGAAAAGCAGCTATTGTAAATGACCAATTTAACCAACAAGTAACACTTACTGGACAACAACTTATAAATGAAATAAAAAAATTTTTCAGAGAAGAGAAAGAAGCATATGAAGATTTCCAAAAATCATATGAAGGTATAGGTCCAGAAACTTCAGATATAAACTTTTTTGCATCTGCATTTGCAGGATTAGTAAAAGGTATAGGTAAATCATTTACTTATGGTATAGAACTAGCTGAAGAAGAAATGGCAGGTACAGAACAAGTTATTGGTGGAGGAGACCCTTTTGGTCCTAATATTGGAGCGCCAATAAAAGTAGAACCAGAAGCTTTATCAGTGGAATCGATAGATGAAATACAAGGACAAATAGCTAGTTTTGCAGCAGATGCCTCTACACAGTTACCATCTGCAGTATTTGCAGCAGATGTAGACCCTATTGCTATAGGTGAAGAAGGTATTATTTCTGATTTGATACAAGTTATGGGTGGTGAAGGTATTAGGTTTATTGGTCTTGATACTTCTGGATATCCACTTGGTTATACAAACAGACAAGAACCAGGAGGAAAGTATGGTAACTTCCCTGTTTATTTACCTGGTATGTCAAGTTCTTTGTATAGAGATTTTGCAGTATCAGAATCATACATAATAGATTTACAAGATAAATTAATTGATGCAGGATATTTAAGAACATCTTTTGAAACTGGGGTATTTGATGAATCAACAGAAGCTGCAGTTATTGAAATGATGGGTGTACATAATAAAGAAGGAAGAGTACCACCAATACCAGAAGTAGCAGGTTCTTTGTTAGATTTTCTTGGTTTAGGTGAAGAAGGTAACACAGCGTATGCATGGGATTCTGCAAAACAAAAAGTAGTAAGAGATTTTATTGACCAAGAATTATTAGTAGATATACAAAACAGAGATAGTAGATTAGATAAAGATGTAGTTACACAGATACCAGAGTTTCAAGATGAAACAGCAGCATTTATTATGTTGAATGCTTTACAACAAGCTGCAGGTGGTATTGCACTAAATCGTTCTAATATAAAAAATCCTACAACATTGATAAATAATTTGATGAGAGATGCAGTGATTGATACCAAACAATTAGTTAGAGATGCAGAAGATATGGGTATTGCTGCTAATCAAGCACAGATTGATAGGGCTAGAAACATACAGAATCTAAAAGCAAGAAACCCAGAACTATCTGAAGCAGAACTAAAAGTTTTATATCCTGATTTATTTAAAGAAGTTGAAGTACCTATATCAGGTGAACTAGGTGTAAATCCAAGTGAAGAAACAATATTAGCAAGACAAAATCAAATATTTAATGCAAGGCTAACTGAAGCAACAAATAGATTATTAGAACCTACAGTAGACTTTGTTAACAAAAGAAATGCAATAAATCAAAATACAAGAAACTTTTTAAGAGCAAGTAGAGGACTTAACGTACTATCTGGTGACGCACCGACCGCAACCAATCCAAACATATGACGCCTGCACAACTAGCTGCATTATTAATAGTTGCTGCAACAGAACTAAAAGCAGCAGGTATGACTTTAGAAAAAGACCCATCTGAAAATTTTTCTGATTTAGCAACACTTATATCTATTGCATATGCAGAGAATGAAGCAGGAATGAATATTGGTACAGGTCAATCTACATTAGTAGATGAAGAAGGTAAAAGAGAAGTATCATTTGGACCATTTCAAATAAATGAATTTTGGTATAAAGACCGTGCTGATAGTGGAGATACTACAGTTGTCAATAATGAATTTACAAAAGTATTTGATAATGCAAGTAGAGATGATATGAAAACTTTATTACAAGACCCAAAGAACTCAGCAATAGCTGCGATAATAGTCGCTAATAGTAATAACGGTTATGAGAACTGGACAACTTATAACAAAGATGTTTATGGTATACAGAAGCAAGATTTTGATTCAAAATACTGGGCTACGGGTTTTCGTACAGCAACTGCAGAATTGTACAAAATTGATATTCCAGAGACTAAGATAGATATTATGGAACCAGAAGATACACAACCTACAGAACAAACACAACCATCATTGGGTATGGAACGTAGACGTGAAGGCTATGCACAAAGAGAAATGTCAAGATTTAATAATGCTGTTGCACGTATTGCAAAGTTAGTTAATCCATCAGACCCAGAAAATCCAGAAACAATCAGACAAATACAACTTAGTTTATCTGATATAAGTATGGAAGAACTACCACAACCACAAAGAAGTGATTATCAAGAGGTAGATAAAGTTGTAATGAATTTTGTTGCAGAAGTTGGAAGACAGAAAGCAGGTGTTAAATGAGTTATCCTAAAGTTTTATTTAATGCTGATGGTACTACATCAACTGTTGCAAACGAAACAGAGGAAGGATATGCAAGAAAATCAGGTTATATATTTACAGAAAATCCTAACCCTCCTGCAACATCAGTTGTTATAGAAGATGTAATAGCTGAACCAGACTTTGTTGAATATGATGGCGATAATTATTACTACTTTTATAAATTACCAGAGGAAGTAGTAGGAGAAGAAATTCTTACATACTACACAAGCAAAACAAGATTTAATACTGATGAAGGAAGTTCTGGTAGAGATTTAGATTCTTTACTTAATACTTCTATAGATTTTGGAGATGTAGCTGAGATAGCAGCAAGCTATGCAGGTATGAAACCTATAGATGCATTTCTTGCAGACTTAAAAGTTTATGGAACACTTAATCCATATATATTTCAAAAAGAAGCTGCAGGTGCAGTAAATGCATTAGGAGAAGAAGTAGGTGGCACATATGCTGCATTAGAATATTATCTTGAATCTATTTATGAAGGAAAAGAAACTTCATATGATGGTTTTGCTGCAAGAAGTCCACTTATGGCAAACCTTTCAGCAGAAGCAATACAATATCAAAAAGCTATATCATTAGGTACAGATAGAAATAGTAATGCAACTCTTAGAGCATTAGAAGATAAAATAAACCTTGAAGTATCTGGTTTACTTACACAGTATGGTGTACCAGATATAGATGATGATTTACTTAATTACATTTACAACAAAAGACTTACAGGAGAATACGGAACTCAAACGTTAAAAGAACAATTTAGATTATTAGTTAATCCAGATTTACCTGGATATAGAGACCCTGACTTGGTACAGTTTACAAAAGAAAATGCAGTAGGTATATCAGCAAGTAAAGCTAATATTTATAAGACAGAACAGTTACTTAATAATCAACTTGGACCACAATTAGGTTCA